GTCCGTCTCACCTTCCGCAACAGCGGACTTGCCCGCGTCGCTCTCGCCGAACTTCCTCTGCGCCGCCTCAACCTTGGCCTTGGCCTTGTCACCGAACTCGGCGCCCTGCGCGATCCGCGCCGCCGCATTGTCGGCGTGCGCCTTGTCGTGGATCGGGAAGTGCCGCTTCGAGCGCGGGGTGGTCTTCCCCGACTCGTCTTTCGACCCGCCGTCCTCGATGTAGGCGAACGCAGAGTCGTGCAGGTCGTTGATCGCCGACGTCGACAGCTTCGCCTTGGCCGCCTCGCTGGTGCTGTCCATGACCACGCCGGTGCCATCCGCCGCCTCGGCCATCTGGGTCGCGACCTCACCGGACAGCCATGCCCGCAGCGCGCCGATGGCGTCGCAGAGCAGCTGGATGTCCCACGTCTCGCTCAGGCACCCGGCCTCAAGCTCCTGCGCCTCGTAGCCGATCAGCTTGGCGATCAGGGCGATAGCATGGTTACCGCCGTCGATGTCCGGCTGCTCATCGACCTGGCCGTCCGAGTTGACCGCCTTGAACAGATCCCCGCGAGGCGTGGCGGGGTTCTCGGCGGCGAGGCGCACCAGCAGCGCCGCGGGGGAATGCCACGCGGGCGGCCCGGCGGACTTGGCCGCGTGCGAGTGCCCGTGGGCGGCGTCGCCGTCATGCTTGTGCTTGTGGGAGTGGGTGCCGCCGTCCCCGTCCGGGTGCTCGTGGGAGTGGGTGCCGTCGAACGGGCGGTGTGCCCACGCAGGTTCCCCGGCCTGCTCTTCCTCCGCGGCATCCGGCGCCTTGGCGAGGCCCTTCATCATCAGGACCGGGAACCCGTTCGCGCCCTGCGGCACGCCCTTGATGCTCTGGACCTCTATGGCCTCGAACTCGGTGATCTCAACATCACCTTCGAGCAGGTCAGCGCCCATGTCAGTCCCTCAGTCCCGCCACGGCCTCAGCGGTCGGCTTGCGCCGCCTGGCCTTGCCCTCGACGGACACCCCGCCGATCTTCCCGTCCTGGAGCAGCTGCCAGTAGTCCGGCGTCCAGATGAACCCGGCCAGCCAGTCCCCCGCCTTGACCAGCACCTCCGACCCGTCCGCCGCAGTGATCGCCCAGTCCGGGCCGCGGTACACGTACGACTCGACAAGCTCCGCCGCGCCCGTGGCCTTCATCGTGGCGCCGACGGCGGCCGCTTGCTCCGGAGTGTGGAACGCGCCGACCTCCCGGTAGCGGCGCATGTAGTTCCACGCGGCGTCCTCGACGACCGCCTTGGACGCGAAGTCGCGGTGCCCGTCGAGGGCCCGGGCGATGTCCGCCTTGTCGGCCGGGTAGACGACGTGGAGGGAGAACCGCCGCTCGGGCTCGGACTTCAGCAGCCGGGTGGCGATCGTCTCCCCATCCCACGTCGCCTTCGCCGCGGCCGCGGGCTTGGGGTCCTGGCCGTCGTCGACGACCGTGGTGGTGGTGACCTTCACGTGCCCTCCTTGCCGGCCAGCTGGGCCGTGACGTGTGCCTTGAGTTCCTCGTGATGCCGGGCCAGGTGCACTTTCGTGCGGATGTGGGCGATGACCACGGCGGCCAGGGTGCTCGCCGAAGGGGCGAAGATGTTCGGCCACATCGGGCCCCACACGTGGACGTCCAGCCAGTGCCGCCCGGCCGGCCAGCCCAGGCAGATCCCGGCCAGGTTCGCGGCCGCCACCGCGGCGGCGATCAGTGCGAGTCCGCGGCGCCAGTCCATCAGGCACCTGCCAGGACGGGCAGCTCCGCGCACCGGCACCTCGGATGCAACAGCACCATCGGCGGCGTGCCCACCGGATGCGGGCCCACCTTCTCGGCGGCCTCGCAGACCGGGCAGACCTTGGCGTCCTCGGCCGTCGAGATCTCCACCTCGGCGACGCCGGTTTCGGCGTAGACGGTGCGGGCGGCTTCGGCCTGGGCGCGGCCGATCTCCGCCTGCGCGACCAGCTCGGCCAGGGACTCGTTGTCGAGGACGTCGCGGAGCTGCCGGGCCAGGTCGCCCACGCTGAGCATCGGCGGGAGCGGCTCGGGCAGCGGCGGCCGGTGCACCTCATCGGAGCGGAGCGTTTGCTCGAGCACGTCGGCCAGCTCTTCGACCCGCGACTCGGCGATGCTCTTGATGACGATCCCGGCGCTGTCGAGGAGCTGGCGGAGGCCGGGCCCGGCGATCGCCTCGGCCGCCTCGGCGTCGCCGGGTGTCCAGTCGCCCCAGTCGACGTCGGCCAGGCCCTGGGTGAGCTTCCGGGCGGCCTGCTGGCCGAGCACCCACCCCTCGGCGTACAGGCGGCGGAGAACGGTTGTGAGCGCGCGGGTGAGCGCGTCGCGGGCCGCCCGCAGGAACGCGGAGATAGCCGGGGCGATGGCCTTGGTGACGTCCTTCGGGTGGAGCGCCTGCCACGCCTCCGCCAGCTTGCCCGTGTCGATCGCCCCGGTGAGGGCATCGCGGATCTGCTTCGCGTACACGGCTACCAGGTCCTGGTCCCGGTCCCAGCCAGGCCACGCCTGGCGGGCGCTTTTGGGCCGTCACCGGCCTTGAACACGACCCGCGGGTCACCGGCCAGCTCCGGCACGTCGGCGGCGGTGAGGGCCTTGCAGGCGAACTGGCGCCCAGGTTGCGGGTGCCTGGCCAGCCACTTCCGCAGCGCGACCCGCTCAGCCGACTTGCCCGCCCGCGTGCCCGGGTGCGCTGGCAGCTCACCATCGGCGGCGTCCGCGGCGGCGTCCGCCGGGCTGCCTTCCCCCTTCGGGGCCTGCGCTGGCTCAACCAGATCACCGGGCGGCGCCAGTTGTGACGCGCCCTCCAGGAACACCACTCCGCGTGACAGCTCCAGCATCGGCATGTCCGCCTCGGGGAAGTCGTACGTCGGCTCCCCGCGGCGGACCCGGTCTTCGTTCAGTGTCAGCCGCCCCGACCGGACCTGCGTGTCCGCAACGGCGTCGGCGGCGGCCTCGTCTTCGGATTCGAGGCCGAGGATCTGGACCTGGAGGACGTCGGGCATGCCCAGGTAGCGGACGCATAGCTTCGTGACCAGCGACGCGGCCCACTGCGCGTCCGGTTTCCTGGTAACCCGGTTGAGAACGTCCTCTTCGCCCTCGTGGAACGACGCGCCCAAGCTCCCGACCTCGGGGAAGCCGACCTCGGTGGCGGTCAGGCCGAAGTCCCCCGCGATCAGCTTGATCAGGAACATGTCCATGTCCGGCTTGTACCGCTCCGCCACCTCCGGGCTGAGCACAGCCTTCGTCCCGGGCGGCAGCAGGGACCACTTCAGCCGCTCCTCGGTCACCCCGCCCAGGTGGTCGTTCAGGGCGCGGAGCCAGTCCTGCCACTGCGGCACATCCCAGCTGACCTCGGACCCGGTTTCCAGCATGGCCCCGGCGACACCCTCGGTGTACTCCGCCATCAGCCACCCCATCCGCCGCATCCACAAGATGCCGTCGAGGAGGGCGATCTCGGTGTCGGACATCCCGTAGGGGGTGTTCTCCCGGATGACAGTCCGCTCGTAGGTCAGCTGGTCAGACGGGAAGCCTGGGATCGTGCCGTCGGCGTCGCTGGTGGCGGTGAACTCGCCCCTTGGGAACCCGTAGAGGATCTGCTGGTACGCCGGGTACGGCGGCTGAGGGCGGCCGCCGTACTCGTTCAGCAGCGGCTTGATCGTGCTGCCATCGAGCACCCACAGCGAGAGCAGGTCGCCGCCGTAGGTGAACCTCGGGTAGACCGCGGTGGCGTCGTACTTCAGCCGCTGCTCGAACAGCTGCCCGACCCAGGCGGGCCAGTCGTACCCGTTCTCCCGGTCCGGGGTGGCCAGCCAATCGGAGATGCGGGAGATGTCGGCGACGTACTTGTCCCGCAGGTTCGCCTCGACGTCCTTCTCGTGCTCCCCGGCGAGGGCCGCCTCCCGGGCGACCGCCTTGGGGTCGACGGCGACGACGAAGTCGAGCGACGCCACGCCCTTCCGCCGCTGGATGCACTTGCGGAAGAGGGGCATGTCGGCGGCCTGGCGGAGGATCCGCCACGGCACCAGGGGCGCGGTGCCGATGTTCAGGTTGCTGCTGATGGGCAGCTCGAACAGGCGTGGCTCGGCGCGGCCGGTGTCGGGGCGCCGCTGGTTGATCGGCGCCGGGACGAGCGGCGAGCCGGGGGGGAAGGGGGCCTGGGCCCATTGCGGCGGCCGCGGCATCGGGAGGGCCAGCTGACCGGACTGCCCTTGCTGGCCGGCGGCGAGGAGCGCCTGGACCTGCGACGTGGAGAGGGTCAGCATGCCCTGCGCTGGGGCCGGGCCCATGCGGGCTTTGACCGCTGGCGCGCGGCGCCGGTTGCGGGCAGAGCGGCGGGACATCAGGACACCGGCTTGCAGTGCAGGTGGCCGTCATCGTCGCCGGTGACCACCGCCGCGGCATTGCCGTCGACGATGACCGGGGCGCCTTCCGCCCAGAACGGCAGGCCAGGGCCGCTGCCTTCGAGGACCATCACCCGCTGCCCGGCGTAGTCCTCCAGCATGTAACCGCACCGGGAACAGCGCTGCTGAGCCGCCACTACCGGCCCGGCGACGTGTACCAGCGCGGCCACGAGCTACCCCTGTGCGACGACCGGGCGGCCGTCACCCGTCACGATTCCCACATCCCGGAACGCCGGGCCCTGCGCCTCCGCAGGCGCATCCTCGGCGGGCCGGTCCGGCAAGTCGTCGTAACACACCGGGATCGTCACCGGCGCCGCGCCCCGCACCGGCTGCACAGGCACCCACGTGAACGCCTCCTGAACCTCAGGCAGCGCGGGCGGCTGCGGCTCGGCCCACTCCGGCGCACTGTCCCCCAGCTCCGCCGCCGCCTTGCACGCGATCTCCCACACGGTCCGCGCCGCAGCCAGCGCCCCGGCCCAGGCCGTCTGGACGATCTTCAGCCGCGCGCAGCAATACAGGCACCCGGTCTTCTGCGGGACCAGCTGCGCCAGCATCGGCGCCAGCGCCTGGGCGACGGCTACGCCGATCACCTGGGCGAGCGTGTCACCGGCCGCGCCAGCACCGAGGGTGGGTGTGTCGTTGGCGACCCGGCGGCGCGCCGCCCGGCTGGCGGAAGCGTGACCGTTGGCGGTGCTCACAGGGGCTGCTCCCGGTTGTTGGATGGCTACAAGAAACCGCTGACGTCAGGGTACATACCACGCGCCCCGTTGGCGATGTCCCACAACACGAGGCGACGCGCCGACACGCGCCGCCCGGTGTAACGATTCGGCAAAGGAAAGCCGCATAGCAATCGGCATCATCCGGATGCATCCAGATGCATCCAATGGCAGCCAACGAAAGGCGCGTTGGACTGGGGCGGACCCCCTGGACGGATCGTGCCAAGAGCCGTGGCCTGCGATGTTGCACACTGCCGCCATGACCCAGATGACCCTGCATCCTGACCTGCCCCCGCTCGCACAGCCAGCGGTGTACTTCATGACCGATGGCGTCCGCGTCAA